ATATTAGGCACACTCATTTATGTTGCATTACAGGTGTGATAATGGATAAACTTGATCAATTGGATTTTTTATATAAAGAAATTGAACATGCAAAATCATGTTTACAACCTCATGACACAGGGCATATTTCAACTGCAATTAGTTGGATGAATCATCGTGTGAATGAGATTCAGGAAGAAATCCGTAATGCCATTGTACACTCTAAAAAATAAAAATACAAATAAAGAATGGAACGTCAATTGTAGCTACAATGAAATGAAGGCTATGTTAAACGATGAAACCATTCGTATTATAACACCACCAAATTTTTCATCAACTGGTGGTGCTACACACGTAAATAGTAAAACTGATGATGGATGGAAGGATTTACTTGGCCGCATTAAAAAAGGCTCTGGTAAAGGTAATACAATTAAAACATGAAGGAATTTATACATGAGACAGTGGATCTCGGATATGATGATTTGGATGCAGACACACGCCCAACAGGCCGCACTTATGTTACTCCTGATGGTAGTCGTTATCCTAGTATTACAACAGTTTTAAGTATTCTTAGTGAAGAGGCAATTGCAGCATGGCGTAAACGTGTAGGCGATGATGAGGCAAATAAAATAGGTAGAAGGGCCAGCGGCCGTGGTACTCTGGTACATTCTATTGTTGAAAGGTATTTAAAAAATGAAGACACGGATGAATTCCTACCGCACATTAGACAAAGCCTCGAAAATCTACGTCCGATTCTTGATGAGAGGATTGGAACAATATATGGTCTTGAGGTACCTCTTTATTCTGTTTACCTTGGTCTTGCTGGCCGAGTTGATTGTGTTGCTGAGTTTGATGGTGTCCCATCTATCATAGACTTTAAAACATCACGACGTGTAAAGAAACACGAAAACATTTCAGGTTATTTTGCACAAATGGCCGGATATGCTGTTATGTGGGAAGAACGCACTAACAGACCAATTACAAATACAGTAGTTATTATGGATGTAGATGATAACGAACCTCTTGTATTTAAAGAACATAGAGATAATCACATCCAACTCCTCCTTGACACAAAACAAGAATATGATCGCCGTAAACTTTTTTTTAATTAATTTCATTTTAGGGGTTTACAAGCAGCGAAAAATGGTATATAATAGTACCATAATAAAAAAGAGGAGTAAATATGACAATATACTTAGATATGGATGGCGTGATTGCCGATTTCTTCGGAGCAGTTAAAAAGAAATTTGGCGTAGACCATTGGAAATCCTTAAACGATAGAGAAGCGGCATTTGCATCTCTACAAAATACAGATTGGTTCATGACACTTCCTATCTTTAGAGAAGATAAGGATGGTAATATAAGTGATCACGGTGCTAGTCTATCTTGTGAAATCGTAAATTTTGTAAAACAAATTTCAAAAGGTGATTGGGGTATTTGTTCTTCACCGTTACGTGGTGATCACAATAACTCATCATATTGGAAACGTCGTTGGTTAGAGGATAAAGGTTATGTACCACCATTAGTGGAAAATATGATCTTCACCTCCAACAAGCACAGGTATGCATGGAATAAATTAACACGTAGACCAAACATACTTGTTGATGATCGTCCAGATAATATCCGCAGATGGATAGATGCTGGTGGTATTGGTATAGTCTTCCAGACTGACCAAGATGATTTATTAGCATTATTTAGTAAATTGGAGATAGCAGTTGAACGTGCAAGAACTTTTGAACTTAAGGACGCGATTTGAAGAAGCAACAAGTGACTTTAAACTTGAATGTACCGGTTCTGATATAAATACTCTTAAATGGTTTGTTAGAGATGGACATAAGTCCAACTCACTTCGTAATGGATACCAAGAGGCATATGAAATTGCCGAGGCTATTATTACGGAGTACGAACATGGCAGAAAAAACTACGATAGATCCTGATGCATTACCAGGAGTAGATACAAATGGTGATGGACATATATCGAGTGAAGAATTGGAGATGCATTTGGAATTCAGGCGTAAAGAACTTGAAGATGCAGATGCGCAACGTGATGCTATGAGAAAAATGACTTGGTTTGCATTATTTGGTATGTTGCTTTATCCAGCAATTATTCTTATTACAACAATACTTGGACAAGATAAAGCCGCACAACTAATTAGTGATATTGCACCTACATACTTTGTGTCAATATCTGTATTGGTTGCTGCATTTTTTGGAGCAGATGCTGTGAAAGGTAAAAAACCAGCACCTAAAAAATAATGGTTAAATGGATGTTAGTGATGGTCACTATTACAAATGGTGAACCAGTTGCAAAACAAATTGATATATACAATGGATTAAACAAATGTTATGTTGCAAAGACAGAACAAGAATTTAAATATGATTTTGATACAATGAAACGAGATTGGGTTTGCGTTAGAGTAGAAGGACACTGGGACTATCTACTTCGTTATTAGAGATTATAATGAAAAATTTAGTATTTCAATATTATATACCGTATGAAATGAATGATAAGGATATGGGTGGAATTAAAATGCCAGAGTGGGCACACGCTGGTAGCCGCTCTGCCCAAGCATATGCAAAAATATGTGGCGCTGAATATATTCTAGACCACGACAGATATTTTGAACACATTGATCCAAGACTAGATTCCACAAAAATTATATTTGACGACAAATGGGATGAATACGATCACATTCTATCCATTGATCTTGACATGCTTATATCAACAAGGGAAAATATATTTAATACTAATTTTGTTGATGTTGCAATGGTGCATGAACTGGGTGTACATACCGGCGGCCCAGCCGGATGGATGCGTAACGTAATGGATGTACCTTTATACAAAAGAGGAATTATTGCTTATGGTAAACATCTTTTTGGAAAAGAATGGATGTTTCCAAAATCAGTTTTATATCCAAATGAACGATTTAGATATTTAAATGGTGGATTACAACTATGGTCAAAAGAGGGTAGACAAAAAGCTCGTAAACATTTCACGTGCATAGATAATTATGTAATGCATACCAGATATACAGAGCAGATGTATATTAATTTGCAATTATCACAAAGTGTATTTAATGTAACAGAATTAGATACCATGTGGAATAGAATGCCATATCAATGGCAAGGTAAACCGGACGGTAAAATTAATCACTTTCTTGCAAGAACAAAATTTAATATGCCGCAACTTGAAAAAACGGAGTTAAGTGTATGGGACAATTCCTAGAAATTGCTGCAGATAAACCTAGAGGTTTAAACTGGACAGTTGTAAATCTACAAAAAAGAGCCGGTGTGGATAATCTTGATCTTACAAATTTACCAACACCATATAGTGATAATCAGTTTGACGGTATTTACTCAGAACATTTTATTGAACACATGCACAAATATCAAGGAATTAATTTTTTTAAAGAAGCATTACGAATATTAAAACCAGGTGGTATTATCCGTACCGTTTGGCCACCATATGAATTTGTAGAAAAATTGGTAAGTGATGAGGAATTAAATGAGCAAGAAAAAAACTTTGTTGAACATTATCACGCCTTTTATGTTGTAAAACATAAGTTTGCTGCACCAGGTAATGGTCATAGAAGTAAAAGGGAACAATGTGCGCTCGGTTTATTATATCAGAATGGTGAACACTTATATATTTGGCCAAAAAAAGAAATGATAGAAACACTCAAGGATATTGGTTTTATAAGTGTTAAGGAGTGTAATTATATGAAAAGTAGTAGGGCAGAATTTAATAATATTGATACGGCCGGTGTAATTCGTGCATTACATTCTGGAGTTGTAGAGGCACAAAAACCATGGTAATTATTACAGAATACAAAGGTAATCAGAAAAAATTTCATTGGTATTGGTTACCACTTATCTGTAAACATCAAGAGGTAAAATTTTTTGTAAAGGCATCCAGCGATTTTATATATCCAAAAGATATTAAAAATTTAAATGTAAATCAACCGGTAAGTGGAAAAGGTCCAACTTTAATTTGCCCTATAGATAAAATACCTACATACCGTGCAATGGAACAGTTAACAAAAAAGGATAAAAACTGGAAAGGTACACCTGAAGATTTGGGTGAAAGGTTTTATGATGCTTGACAGGGTAATTGCAGATTATAAAATTAATGTTGCCTATGATATTGGTGCACATAAAGGCCAATTTGTTGAACGTATGAAACATTATTTACCTAATACAATATTTTATCAATTCGAGGCCAGTCCAGGTAAAATAGGTTCTGGTAACTGGCACAATGTGGTATTATCACACACGGATGATGCAACTGTTACGTTTTACCATGATGGTGGAACCGGTGATACATACTATCGTGAAACAGACGAGTTTTTAAAATCAAATTATAAAACAACAATATTACCAACAAAAAGATTGGATTCCTATATCCAGGAAAATAATATCCCATTGCCCGATCTTATTAAGATTGATGTACAAGGTGCCGAGTTAGATATATTAACTGGCTGTGATGAAATCATGAATCACTGTAAGGTAATCCATTGTGAAATACCAGCAGTTGGTATTGAATTTAATAAAGGTTCACCAACACAACAAGAATATTTGGATTTTTTAGAGTCGTACGGTTTTACACATAAATGGAAGGAACGTGATCACAAAAGAGATGGTAAGTTAATAATACAACACGATTATGTTTTTGCCAGAAAGGATTGTTTATGAGTAAATCTTGGCTAGATTGGTTGGATATAATTGAAAAGGAATTTGTGGAAAATAAATCTTCTTTTTTACAACAAAAAAATATTGCCAGAACAATACATCCCGTCCATGGTGGTATGAATTTGTATTTAAAATTAAATACAGAAACGGATTATTTGGATAAAGTAAAGGATCCATCAACAGGAGAACCAAGTATACAATTTAGTGGTACACATAGTCTTACTGCAGTGCAATCTGCATATTACATTTATAAATTAAAACAACTTTTTGATATTACACCAAGTGACCTTAATTGGATTACAGATATTGGTGGTGGATATGGTAACCTTTGTTATAGTTTTCATCAAACAGGATTTGATGGAAAATATATAATTTTGGATTTTCCAATTATGAATATTATTCAAAAATATTTTTTAGGTGAAACATTGGACTATGCCGACTGGAAATGTTTACCTTTGCGACCAATAAATTTATTACCAAATGCAGATTGCAGTCTTTTAATTGGTACATTTAGTATTAGTGAAATGCCATTAGATGATAGACAAATAATTGAACCATTTTATGAACAGTATAAGTATATCATGATTGCACATAAACACAACGATTCTTTTGGTGTGGATAATAAAAAATATTTTAAGGACTTACGAAATAAATTAAGTGAATCACATAATGTAAAATACGAAAAATGTCCATTTAAAACAAATGACCATTATTTAATTGCAAGTAAAAAATGAAAAAAATAATATTACAACATTGGACTGGTGAACTAGGCGAATTAGAAAATTTATCATCTGCCAATATACAAAAATATGCAAAATTTTGTGGCGCCGATTATAAACTTTTACGTGGTTCTGTATTTAACCGTGGTGTATCAACACAATCGCAAAAGATGCATATGCTGAGTGAAGAATTTGATGATTACGATGTGGTCGTTATGATGGACATTGATATGTTTGTCCGTAAAGGGTGCACTGCAAATATTTTTACAGATGAAACTGGCATGGGTCGTCATTACAATATCCAAGAAACATTGGTAAAAAAACTTGCCGCTAAATGGCCACTGCTTTGTAATGCAGACTACCCTTATTGGGGTGGTTCGTGTTACAGATTGGAAAAAGATATTAGGCAAGAATTTCGTAAACATTTACATATACATGAAATGATACAATTTAATGGTACATATAATGATGAAGGTATTATGCATCGTTGTGCAGTACTTGCAGATTTTAAAGTAAAACCAGGAATTTATTTTGATAGACAACAATGGAATTATAGTTCATTTGAAGAAACTGTGGATGAGGCGTATATTATACACATCAGACCAAAAGTAAAACTTGGCGGGCCTAAAGCACCAAAAATAGAAAATTATCGTGCATTAGTAAAAAGGAATTTAATATGAATATTATTTACCAATACTGGGATGGAAAGGTAAAACCATCTTGTAATGCTGGTGTGGATAACATGAAAAAATATGCCAATTATATTGGCGCTGAATATGTTTTTGAGAATAATCCACAGTGGTTAAAAAGCATTGGTATGGACTTTGGTAATTACAGTCCACATTATGGTGCATTTAAACCACTATGGAATAAAAAATATAGGGACTATGATAATATTCTTTTTTGTGATACAGATGTATTTGCAGTGGATAATATTAAGGAAAATATATTTGAAGATTTTAGATGTGATATTGGTATTTGTGAAGAACCATTCCAACCAAAACAAAGACAAATTACCTTAGGTCGTATTAATACACAACAAGATGAATTATGGGCCCGAACTATTGAAAAGGCGTATACTTGCAAGTTACCTAGAACCAGTGAAGGTTTATTAAAGGTTTATAATTCTGGTATGGTTTTGTACTCACGATATGGAGCGGAACATGCCAGAAGGGACTGGAAAAAATTTAAGGATTATGTAAAATTAATTAAAAGTAAACCTTTGGATTCATTTTATACCTGTGATCAACCATATTTACATGCAATGATTTTTGCCACCGGTATGAATTATCAAATTATGGATAATAAATGGAACAGTTACGTTCACGGTACCAGGGATAAGGAACAGCCAAAAAGAAGAATTGTAGACCATAGAACAATTGATACAAATTTTGTGCATTGTCAATTTCCTGGCGCTGATGCAATGACCGGAGAACAACTATGGCGTGTTGTAAATTTACCTCGTGAGGAATGGAATTATGAAATCTAAAATATGGGGATTAGGTTTATCCAGAACTGGTACATCCACACTCACATATGTATTAAATGAAGTAGGTTATAACCATATACATTATCCAACAGATGATGAAATGCTATCATTTAATAACGATGGTGCTTCTGATATACCGGTAATTCCAAAGTTCAAAAAACTTGATACCATGTTTCCAAACTCTAAATTTATCCTTACAACAAGGGATAAGGAAAAATGGTTACAATCAATGTCCACTTATCTTGCAAGAAAGGTAAATTGGAATCAGTCAACTAGGACACTAAATATCCGAGAATCAGTTTATGGAGATGTGTGGTTTAATTATTCCGCCTATGAAAGGTCATTTGATAATCACGAAAAAAATATCCGGGAATACTTTAAAAAAAGACCAAATGATTTATTAGTGTTAAACATTGTAGATGGTATTGATAAACCACAAAAACTATTTGATTTTCTTGGTATTAATAAAACAATGGAAGAATTTCCTCATAGGAATTATTTAAAAAGATGAATGCATTTGTAATATATGTAAAAGGTAATTCAATATCAGAAAAAGGTGCTAATGTATGCATAACTTCTTCCAAAAAGGTTAAAAATAATTTTGAAGTGGTCTTATTTGAAGGCGTAACTCCAGATATGGCCAAAACTGTTATGGTTGGTAATGGTTTAAAATGGAAATATCCATGGCAAGGACAAGAAACAGATCTTAAAACCGGACTTGTAAAATCTGCATACCAAACAAAAATACCAGAAAACAGAATTGCATGTGCAATGAGTCATTGGCTTTTATGGAAAAAATGCATAAATGATAATCAACCAATGCTTATTATGGAACATGATGCTGTATTCGTAAAACAATTAAAACAAGATGCAATACTAAAAAGTAACTATGACATTATAGGTATTAACTCCCCTGCGTCGGCTACACGTAAGGCACACTTGTTCCATGATATTGTACAAAGTAAACCTGCATGGATTCAACCTGTACCAGATATTGATGAGTTTAATATACCACAAGGCCTTGCTGGAAATTCTGCATATATAATTAAACCAAGTGGGGCTAAAAATTTAATAAGAGCAGTAAAGGAACATGGTGTTTGGCCTAATGATGCAATAATGTGTAAACAAATTATTCCTAAATTGGGTGTTACAAAAGAATATTTTACCAGTGTACAAGGACTTCCATCAACAACGGTGAATTAAATGAAAGAATTTATATTAGTTATTAGTATGTGGGGTAGTGATGGTGCTACAGATCATTATATCGGTCAAATTGCATTACAGCAACCATTTTCAGAAAAACAATGTCATATGCTAATTGAAGAAGATATGTGGATCGCTTCTTTTGAAAATGAATATTATCATATGAAAGGCCACTGCTTTCCAAAAGAATGTGCAGGAAAGAAGACTTGTGAATGAAAGCATTTGTTATTACAATTATGGAGAACGAACAGTCAGTTGCATCTGCAGAAAGGTGTATTAAATCTGCAAATAAGCATGGACTGACCGTGGAAAAACATAAAGCATTTACACCAAAAGATAATCCTTTTTTACTGTTACATAAAAAAGGAATTCAGCCATCATTTTTTTCTGAGGTTTATTCCAGACACGAAAATTGTGCCGCGGCATTTTTATCACATCACTCATTGTGGGAAAAGGCAGTTAAGAATAATGAAAATATTATAGTGTTTGAACACGATGCACTTATAATTGGTAAGATACCTACTGATGAAATTTTTCAAGGTGTCATGACATTTTCAAAACCCTCATATGGTAAATTTAACACACCACTAAAAATTGGAATTGATGGTCTTGTACAGAAACCATATTTTGGTGGTGCACACGGATATATTGTAAATCCTTGGGGCGCTAAACAATTAATTACCAAAGCAAAAACACACGGTCGACCAACCGATGTATTTATGAATTTAGAAACATTTCCTTGGTTGGAAGAATATTACCCATGGGCCTGTATGGCAGCAGATGGGTTTACAACAATACAAAAATCAGAAGGCTGTCAAGCAAAACATAATTATAAAGATGGATATGGAATAATCGATGCCTAAAATGCCTGAAAAATTAATAGTCACTGGTTGCGATGAAAAGACAGAATGGCAATTATGGTGGTTTATTGAGAATTATTATAAGCATAATAAGATACAACTTGCAATTGCAGATTTCGGTATGTCAAGTGAAATGAAGGAAAACCTAAAAAATTCTTTTCATCCTGCACTATTTTGTCATATGGATATAAAAGTAAAGGATGAGATAAAAGGTTGGTTTGGTAAACCAGCGGCCATGTTACAGGCACCAGGTAAGAAATGTTTTTGGATTGATACTGACTGTGAAGTCCTTGGTAATATTGAAAAAATGTTTGATTACATAGAGCCAAATAAATTATGCATGGCAATTGATAAACCATGGTTAAAACGTAGAAAAGAGGAATGGTTTAATTCTGGCGTCGTAGGGTTTTATCAAAAACCAGATATTTTAAAACAGTGGGCAGAACAAGTAAATAAAAATCCAGAAATTGGAGATCAAGAAGTATTACATAGTATGTTAAATCCTATTACAAGAATGACATACATAAAAGAATTACCAAATGAATATAACTGGTTAAGAATACAAATAGAACATGATGATGAGGATAGTCCAAATAAAAAAATTATGCATTGGACTGGTGAAAAAGGTAATGATCGAATTAGAGGTAAGATGAAGATTGCGGAGTTTATAAATGCCTAGAACAGTACATGTTGTTGGTAATGGTGATGGTGCAGCGTTTTATCATGATGCACCTAGAAAAGGATTAAAACTAACTTGTAATTTACCACCATTTCCAGTGGAAGATGCATATGCAACTTGCATGGTTGATTTTAAAATGATGCGACACATCCACAAAGGAGATGTGGAAGTACCAGGCGAATGGATATTAGGAGCACGACCTAAGGCATATATGGAAAAAAATCCTAATTTTCATATGCAAAGATCACACCAAATCAAAATGTTTTATACAAGATTACCAAGTTATGCTGCCAATTATACAGACCTAAATTGTGGTCATATGGCAGTTTATTTTGCTTGTCAATATCTTAAAGCAGAAAGGGTACACATGTATGGATTTGATTCCATATTTGATTTTAATTTAAGATCTTGTACAGACTTTTATATTAACTCTGATCGTGGAAATATGAATAATAATAGGTTGGCCAATAACTGGCGGCCATTATGGCAAAATATATTTAAAGATTTTAGTGATGGTCGAACAGAATTTATATTACACCACATGCACAACAAATTAAAATTTGATATTTCCGATAATGTAAATATTGAAGTGTATGGCGGCCGAGACGAAATAAAACAAAAAAAGTGATTTACATTTACATTATTATGTGATATAATAATACAAAATGGAGTTACAAATGTTATTCATTGATGGCGGTAGTCGTAAACAACGTGAACTTGGATATGCTGCAGCATCTTTTGCTTGGTCACAATTAATGCCAAGAATAAAAAAATGTATTGTCAATATTGAATTAAAGGCTCTTAAAGGTTATGACGGCACATGTCTTGATTTTGATAATAGAGAATATGTAATTGAAATTAATAAAAAATTAAGTTTAGGAGATAATTTTCTCACTACAATTTTCCACGAAATGGTCCATGTAAAACAATACGTGAGAAAGGAACTTTATAGTGAATGCAACTTTTATAAAACACGTGATGAATATCTTAATTTACCATGGGAAGTAGAGGCATATAGAGTCCAAGAGGAATTATTAGAAAAATGGCACAACAATTTAAAGACCATCAACAATCAGAACTAGAATTATTCCGTCGTGAATTATTAAATAAGGACGGTATGATAGAAATCTTGCAAAATAACATAAAGGAATTGCAAGAACAGTTACAAAACTCATATAAAAGGATAGAGGAGTTAAATAATGAAAAACGTAAATTTACTGGCAACGATGATGACGATGTTGGTTATTACCCCGGCCACAGCTGAGACCGTAGTTGATGTAACCAAAAAGGTTATTAATAAAACACCATATCAAGTGGAAGTCTGTTATGACCAACAAGTATCTGGTGACAAAACTGGCGATGCAATCAAAGGTGCAATTATTGGTGGCATACTAGGTAACAATATTAAAGGAGAAGAAGGTGGTGGCGCTATTGGTGCGGTTCTCGGTGCTATGGCTGGGCATGCTAACAGTAATGCTACTGGTGGGACACGGCGTGTATGCAATGTTGAAACACGATACAACGAAGAAGTTGTTACAGTCTACTCACATTCCATCGTATCATTCTTACATGAAGGAAAAGAGTATCAATTAAAATTCCAAAAATAATTTAAAAAAAATGCATTTTAGGGGTTTACAGATCGGTTTTTTTGGTATATAATATATGTATAATTAAAAAGAGGAGTTAATTATGTACAAGTTAGAAAAAGGTTTAGTGGATCTTATTAATGCACAACGTGCAGAGGCTGAAGAGTTCAGCAAGCAACCTGGCTGTTTTATGGGCATGATGCCTAAAGCAACAGACCTCGAATACTGGGAGTCTCGTGTTCCTAGTGGTACTCTTAAAGAGTACAAGCGTATCGAGCTTGAGGAGACCACATACTACATGGCAGCAGATGCCATGAGCAAAGGGTATGCTCGGTCTCTCGATCTGCAGATTATGACTGATGAGGAGCTTCATCAGATCTGCGATCAGATGCGTTACTTAATGAAATTTGATGAGGAGGTTGCATAATGTCTGACTATATTCAAGTTTATAATTCTGAAGGTGAATTTTGTTATTATACTACACACCCTTTTAATGAATATAATGGTGATGGTACAAGTTTAACAAATAGGTTTGCAGAACTTAGAGAAGAATATCAAAAGTCCGGTAAAACCATTTTGGATATGCGTACCTATAATAACAGTGGTTTCAATCATGTTACTCAAAAACAAGAAAAACAACCAGAATTTGGTATTGAAGTTGAATGGGTATCGTAACAAGTTTAGCAAAGGTGCTCCTGTCTCGCTCCTCTCTCAGTAGATGCGCCTTTGCTAATCCAATTAATGGAGATATAATGTTTGAATTAAAACCAAAAGCAAAAAGGTTAGGTCAATCAATATTTGCCAGATTAAGACGGAAGAAAAATAAATCCATTATTGCAGATGTGCTAGATAGAAAATATGCAAAAAATAGACGCAAACGGAAAAATAAATAGTAATAGGTTGGTCGCTTAATAGACCCGAAGTGTCTTAATGTCAGGACACACACAACAATGGAGAACCGCATCCTAGATCTATAACTAGGCTCTGCTTTATTAGGGAGAGGTTCCGGGCCTCTCCCGCTTTAAGGATTCAAATGCTTAAATGGTATGATCACATAATGGTATCGATGTTTGCATTTGTAATATCGCAAGGTATCATTTATAATTTCTTTTGGGCATTTGTCGGTTGGATGTTCTTTGTTCAATATATGTATCAAAGGAGAGATGGAAATGTCTGATGATTTTTTTGATTTTGGTTTTACTGCAGTAGACGAATCTGAATTAAAGGCAGTTCAACAAACACAGGCCTTGGCAAATAATGCCGAACAAATGGCCACAACAACTCAAGATAAACTGGATAAACTTTACAATGCAATTGTACCATTATTAAATAATTTAAAAAAGAATCCTGAAAAGGAATACATATTATGGCCAAATCGTATTGAAAAAGTGGAACAATTTGAAACTCATCTGCAAAAAATTTATCGTTCCTAAAACTATTTTACAAGTTATTGTTTTTAAAACATATTTAAGTGCGTTTTTTTGTTTACAGACGCATAAAAATAGTATATAATATACTTATAAAATCAAAGAGGAGATAAAAAATGTTTTTGGAAAACCTTACAAAATTAGAAAAAAGCCTTTGGAATTCACACGTAGAATTTATGGGTGTCGACAACGATATGGCTGAAATGTATGCCGAGGATCGTAACGATGTCATCGAGGTTAAGGAACGTTTTAATCGTGGCCATATAGGTTCACTAAAAACATTTATCGACCGTATGGATACACATCCACGTGAGGGTGTGGTATTGGCTTTGGCTGCAGATCTCGGTTCTGATTGGGTTGCTAAAAATCTTGGTTGGGAGGTTTAATATGGGAATGTCATCTTACGTAATGGATTGTGAAGAGCAGTTTATCAACTCAGTTAATCTTAGAATTGGTGGATGTGAACATATTACAGAACTTCACATGGCACTGACAAGAGATAAGTGTTGGAATGACATTGAATATATGTCTGTTAACGAACAGTTGGAATTTGTAGAAGAACTTTGGAATGAATTTTGGAGCGAATATAATGTCTAATATTGTAATTACAAAAAACTCTACCTATGAAGAACGTATGCAAGCAATCAGAGATGCAGCAGACAGACTTGCTGCTCGTAAGGCTCGACGTGCAAGACTAGCAGCCAGTGCTGCACGGGTTCGTAGGTATGTAGATGAAATTGATAAACCAGAGCGCAAAAAACTTGACGATATGGTTTCCCGTATGGATGAAAACCATAATCACTTTCAAGATGCACCACAATATGCGGAGAAATACTATGGTGAAAGGTATCGCGATACCGTTGCTATGGATAATGATTGGAACTAGTGCCCAGGCACAGGACTGTTTTTATTCACAGAGAACATTTTTCAAAGACGGTAGTGTAATTAATGATATCAAAAGTTATGATTGTAAAACACCACCAAAAACAATTATTGTGGAAAAGAAAATACCCGCCAAGAACAGGTCAGTAGGTGAGTTTTTATTTGGCGTGGAAGAAGAAAACAATGGAATCACTCACCTCTTTAGTACATTGGTCAGTCTAGGAGTTATGTAATGTTTAGATTTGTATTAGGTATAATTGCTGGTGCAGCACTAGTGATATACAACCCTGAGGTTATGAATTGGTTTGTTACCTCTGGTATGCGCGATAATATTGTCGCAGTTTTAAATGGAGTATAAAATGAAAAGGTTAGCACTTATTCCTCTTGTTGCAGCAGTTGCTGCTTGTGACAAAACCCCACCTGAAACAGCTATGTCAAAGCAGATGTTTGAGTATCAATCAGAACAGGTAAAAAGTCAAATTGACGATATGCCAAGTTGGTATACAAATATTCCTAAGGATGAAGATGCAGTATATGCAGTTGGTACTGCAGTTACACCGGATCTTCAACTGGCAGTTGACATTGCTGTATTGTCTGCAAAGACAACTCTTGCAGATCGTGTCGATAGTCGAATCAGATCGCAAATGAAAATGTTTAAAACCAAACTTGGTGCCACAGACTTTGATAGTCGTGTACAAAATAACTTTGAACAAGTAACTCGTAATCTTATTGCAGATGCAGACGTTGCCGGTTATACAGTCAAAGAAAATGTAATTGTACAAAATGGTACACAATATCGTGCATACGTACTTCTGGAATATAAGAATGCTGTTGCAAATGCCGTAATTAAAACACGTATCCAACAGAATGAAGTCCTATTGGATAAATTACGTGAAACAAAGGCATTTAAGGAATTGGATGCAAATGTTCAGGCGCAAAAGGCAGATGAACTTGCCGAGGCACAAATCCTTATTGATGCAATTGGAAATATTCCTGACCCCGAGGCACAATAGGGGTTTACAAACAGATAGAAGTGTGATATAATAATGCCTATGTTTGAAAATATGTCTTCCGATCGGATGATGGCTTGTAGGATATTTGATGGAGAGATACACAGAATAAAATCTTTGTTTGATCAAAGTCACGAGGATTGGCCTCAATATTCTATGGTTATTAAATATTTGGAAATGCGTATTAAATCAATGGAAGAAAGGCAGTATTACAGATGACTATGCACCTCGTTCGCGGTATGACCACCATTTCTACTCGTAAGCGCAAATCCCGCAAGAAGACCGCTGCTGTACTAGAAGAAGAACGCAAGACGGCTAAACTCCTCAAGTCTCTTGGGTATCAAAAAGGTGGTATCTGGAAAGCTGACCTTCCAGATTATACTGTGGCCGAGACTGTGCCCACCAGCGATCGCATCATGAAGGTAGAAGGTAGACGTAAGGCTAACCAATATACCGGTGATGAGATCGCTGGGATTGGCACTCTTCATAAATCAAATATGGTACCTATTCGTAAGGACAGCAACGATGCTCATGAAATTGCTAGAATGCGTAGAGGATAAAACCTATGCACATGCCTTGGTGGCCTGACTTTTTTATAATATTTTTTGGTATTATATTTGTATCATTATTATTACTAATGTTAAGTAGTGATATTAGTTCCATCATAGGCGGCTTTTCAAGTGGTCCTATTAGTGAATTTACTCGTGAGGAATTATGTATTAACGGACCAAAAAATTGCGATTAAAAACTTTTTTTAAAAAAAATGCATTTTTTTGTTTACAAATGCATAAAAGTGTAGTAGAATATATGTATGATAAAAAAAGAGGAGTTATCTAAATGCCTATGGTAAAACGTAAACAGAAAAAAGTAAGAGCAAGAGCACGTACTGGTATTGCAGCTGCACCTATTGATAAAGGTTATGAGGCAGTCAAGTATTATTTCCATATGGAACTGGATCGTAAGGATCTTGCAGCTAGCCTTAAAACGTACGTGAAACGTGTTTACAGTAAGGCTGAATCGTCTGCTATTCTGGCAAATCCGGATTATAAATTTACTTGTTTCAGCCACTATTCATGTATTGCCTTTTGGTTAAATTCAGATTTACCACAAGATGAAAAAACTGAATATTGGGAAAACAGTCTTAAAAAATATCTTGCAGGACTTATCGAATCTGGTAAAACCTACAAGGCAGAAAAGGCTGCACAGACTAAAAAAGATGACAATGTAATTACACTGTCACCTGCACAACGACTTGCAAATAAAATTTCAAATACCATTATGCAAGATTTATTGGATCTTGAAGATGCCTGGATCGAAGGTGAAAAGGCAGAACTTGATGTTTATCAACAATTTAAAAAGCACGGACTGAGTGGTTCTGCCACAATTCCTGTGCGTAAAGTAATTGAGGGATGGGCCCTAGACTATGAAGATGCGCTGCACAAGCGTTGTGATCAGGCAGTTGAGGGATACTCACACCTGAAACGGCCCGAACTCAAGCGACGGCTATCAGAGTGCAATAAAATGCTTGATGATCTAGACCGTATAAAATCTGCTGCACGAGCCACACGGGCAATAAAGTCCAACAACAAACCTCGTGCAGCAGACAAACAAGTTGCAAAAGTAAAATACAAAAAAGAGGATACAGAATTTAAATTGGTATCCATACCACCAATTAAAATCATTGGTTCGTTTAGGATATACGTGTTCAATACTAAACATAAGTCACTCACTGAATACGTTACCGAAAGTCCTAGTGGGTTTGAAATCTCTGGTACCACAATTAAAAACTTTGGTCCATCCAGTCGTTCAACACGATTAAGAAAACCATTGGATTTCTTGCCCTTGGTATTAAATAAAACTCCAAATCAAATTGACAAGGAGTGGAAAACATTAACAACAAAAACCACCACACCAAATGGTAGGTTAAATAGTGATACAATTATATTAAGGGCATGTGATAAATGACGGTAGAGGAACAATTCCTAAATAAAAGTAGATTTACTAAATTGATAGAGAAGACGGTATCTGATCTTAGGATCCCATATATGGATGCCATTCTTCACCTTTGTGATGAAAATAATATTGATCCGGAGGATGTAGGTAAATTCATTTCTCCGATCATAAAAGGAAAACTAGAGGCCGAGGCAATGGGGTTAAATTTTTTACCAAAAACTAATTCTATTGACTCTGCCTTTTTTGAGTAAAACTATTATATATAGTTTTACATTACAGTCATACTGTGTTATAATAAACTATACAAACATACATTGCAAATATAAGGAAAAAATACAATGTCATTCGAAGCACTAAAACGTAACCGTACAGATATTTCCAAACTTGTTCAAGCTGCAGAGGCCGTAGGTGCCGCAGGTGGTGAAAAGAAAAATTATGATGATGATCGAATTTGGAAACCTACCGTAGATAAAGCCGGAAATGGATATGCAGTCCTCAGATTCCTCCCAGCTGCCGAAGGATCAGACCTACCTTGGGTCAGATACTGGGACCATGGATTTAAAGGACCAACCGGTTTGTGGTATATCGAGAACAGCCTTACATCTATTGGTCAACCTGATCCAGTCGGGGAGCTTAACTCCAGGCTTTGGAATTCAGGACACGAAGAAGATAAGGAAACAGCCCGTAAACAAAAACGGCGACTACACTACGTAGTGAATGCTCTTGTTGTAGAGGATCCATCTGCACCTCATAACGAGGGACGTGTTGTTCTCTATAAATTTGGCAAGAAGATCTTTGATAAAGTGATGGATGTAATGCAGCCATCATTCCAAGATGAAAAGCCTGTAAACCCATTTGATTTCTGGGAAGGTGCAGACTTTAAATTAAAGATCCGTCAAGTTGAAGGTTATCGTAACTATGATAAATCCGAGTTTGCATCACCAACACCTTTATATGGGTCTGATGAGGCAAAACTGGAATCTGTATATAATCAGTTACACAATCTAGAAGAGTTTACTGATCCTAAAAACTATAAGACATACGATGAACTTAAGGCTAAATTGGCCAGGGTTCTAGGTGAAGAGGTATCAATGGGTGCACAAACGATGCAACAGGAAATTCAAATGAATACTCCAGCACCGGCACCAGAATATAAGGTTGCAGAACCTATCACTGCAGAACAAGTTAATCTGCAAGATGATGAGGATACAATGTCTTATTTTGCTAAACTGGCTCAGGAAGACTAATTACATACCCATACCAGCCATCGCTCTTTTTAATATTGGATTATTCATATCTAATGCATTAGTACCAGATCCTACAAGAGCGGTGGTTGAACTACCAGTGGTTGACCTATCTGAATTATCCATAACGATTGTGGATCCACTGGTACGAGTTTTTTCCAAATATTCTATAAGTCCCATATTCATTTCATTTGCCAGTGTTTTAAATTTTGTAATATCACTTGGCGATAGTCCTTGATTTTGCATTAAATAGTTTTCTTGAGCCCTCATTGGTAAATCTGCTATATACCCTGGTATTTTCATGACGCCTGTATTACCATCGGCAATTACATCTGAAACTGCATCAACTGTAGCCTGAGCGGCATTTTTTATTGCAGGGCCAGGATCTACTACATTATTTGATGATGTATCATCCATTCCAAAATCAAGCACTTCATCAGTAATACCAAGTTGTTCATTTGATTTTGTTAGAAATAGTTCTCGTTGTCTTTTTATCGCAGCAATTCTATCCGTAAGGGCTCTAAATTCTTCTAATTCTGGTTGAGTTAAATTTGATATACCACCTGGTTGACTTATCTTTGCAGCAAATTCAGTTCCTAATCTGCGTTGTGCATCTTGTAATTCTTTTTGTAAATCTGGAAATTGTTCGGCAAATGCATTTTTTTCATCACTTGATAAAAAAGGTAATCCCAATGCTGCAAGAAAATCTGTAACAACTCCACCAGCATTTGACATTATTTTTTCTAGTTGACTTTCAATTCTGGCACCAATGGAATCAACTTGGTTTCTAAATTTTTCATCATTTTTATATCTGGAAATCATCCCTACTAATTCGGCACTTCCGGCTACTACAGCACCTACAACTGCTCCAAGTGGTCCTCCTACCATAAATCCTACACCAGCACCTGCAGCAATTGTTGTACCAGCACCAAGTGCTTCAGCAATTACTGAATTATAATCCGGGCTATAATCCTTTAATTCCTTTTCCAAATATTGTGTTAATTTATTACTTGCAACAACAACTGCACTGGCAATGGCTCCAAGTACTGCACCCTTTGGACCAAATAATGCATAACCAATACCACCTCCAACAAGTCCAGCCTCTGTTAATGCTCCTGCAAGATCATTACCGGTAAGTGTTTTTACATAATCACCGACCTCATCGGCCAATAATGTTATAACACCACCTATAATACCACGTTTAAATAATTTAGTTAACATACCGAGGGTAAATAATTGTCCTAATTTAGAGCCTAGTGCACCCAGACCTAACATGCCAGGTATATTTAAACCACCACCACTTTCACCGGCACTACTTTGTGCTGCCCTTTGAACTGTAGCACCTTGTTCTTTAGTTTCCCTTTGGGCCTCTAAAGTATCTAGTCTACTTCTCCTTTGTTCATTAAAAATACCTAGAATACCTTTATTGGTTGCCTCGGTATTGTGTTCAACGTTTTCTAGAATTTCACCTTGTGCCTCTAGAGTATCGTTAATGGCTTTTAAATCGGTCACTGTTATCCCCTTTGAGTAGCCCTTTCATTTTTTTCTTTTAAATCATCTATAAGCATTGATAGATATATTTCCCTTTCCCATGGCATCATACTATCAATCTCAGTTAACGAATAATTAAAATTTTGTAGTAATTGATAGTTTACCCTATAATAATTTTCCAATGAATCATGAGAAAGGTTTAGGAAAAAAAATCTTGTAAGCCCTCCAGTGTTTTAGTAATTTCCTTTTCACAACCTTCACATTTATATTTTAAATCATATTTTAAAGTAGGAGCTGCAGAAATATATTCATTAATTTTATTAAACTGTTCAGTCGTTAATGAATTTACAAACCTATCAACTTCCTCTGCAGACTCGTCTTTTAATAAAATAAATTCATCTTCAGTCATAATACCATCGATTGACATTTTAATTGTTTCATAAACAATATCTGTATTCTTTGCAGACTGCGATGTTATTATATCATTATTTGCAATTTCGTGATATGACGGCCATCTCATTTTAATTGCATATTCACTATTTAATTTAATAATATCGGTTGTGTGTTCATTATGTAATACGGCCTCATCTAAATTTACCACTACATCATTTTCATGTCCACATTCGCATGTTGCAGAAATGGTTGTTGTTTCACCAACCGATTTGGTTCTTATCTGTGTAAAAATATAATCAACATCAAATGATGCCAGTTTATTTTTTTCCACATTTGGACAACATGCCTCGATAGTATCCAATATTGCATTTAATATTTGTTTCTTATCTTGGGACTCAAATGCCAACATAAGAATTTTTTGTTCCTTTACAAGAAATGGTCTGTAATTAAGTTTATCTCCACTTGACGGTATTACTAATTCATACTGTGGTGAATCATTCAAACGCGGTAGCGCCATATTTTACTCCTATGATAAGAAACTGGTTAATCCACCCAATCCACCACCGATACCGGCAGTTGCTTGAATCCAGCCTTGTCCACTTGATGTTGTTTCCCAATTTGTATATGATAGTTGTACACTAATTTGTACCAATCCATCCATGTCATTATTTAATTCAACTGCTTGAACTGTTGTAGGAAATGCATCAATTAGTCTTACAGAATAAACAGATCCACCTCCTAGTCCTATATTTACCTTTATCGGCCCGAGACCACCACCAATGTTTTTTATAGGTTTACGCAACTGGTGTATTTTAACATCCTTTGCATAATCCTTTTTATAACCAGCAATGTGGCCACTTTCATCTAATGTTCTTTGTCTCCATGAATCAAAATATTTGCGAGTACCATAATCATTTAATGCATAAAAGGTAAGTGACACATCCTCAACGGCATATCCATATGCAACTTTTTGGAATTCCATTCCAATTCTACGTTCGTGTGTTAATATCTGTTTACCAGGAAGTGTTGCAGCTGAACATAGTATATTAAGGTCTCCACCTCCAGAACCAAGTCCCACACCGCTTGTAAGAAGGGTAGTGAGTTGCCCTAGAAACCCACCGGTACCAGAAAAGGTTGTAGGTAACTCAACAAGGAATTGATTTGTTCTGGCAAAACCAAGTTTTGAAGATGCAAGAGATTTTATTTGGTCTACACTACTCATATTGCTTTCCTCGAATCTTTATAAACATTACCAGCACTTGATTTTTCCCAACTTGCTGTAGGTAAAAATGTAGCTATTTCCCACTCTGGTGCCGATACACGGGCCAAACGTGATTTTACATGAGCAGTTAAATAGTGTTTTAAACAGGGCCTGAAATATCTTAATTTACTAGTGCTTTTTAATACATCGTATGATACCTGAAACCTAGTCGATTCATTATATTTGTTATTATTTGTGATATCAAGTAATGCATCAAGTAGTTTGGCTCGTAAAACTGGTGGTAAATAATGTAAATTTAATCCCATAAAACCTTTTGGCGCAGGACCCACAATAATTGCCAAAGGAAACCTATCATAGTAAGGAAGTGTTTCCTTGTGTTTTGGATCATAGAAAAACATATTCATAGATCCAATTAAAGGATTTTGCCTATTGACAAGTTTCACTTCCTCATCACTCATTAATTCATTACGATTAATACCTTTCATTGTTCTGGCTCTTTTACGAAACCAGTTTTGTGCTTCTTTTGTACGAGGGTTAATACCAGCACGAAAGGCTTCAAATTCCAATTTTTGAAATAAATTACTCATATCATTATTTATATGGTTTTTTAGATTTTCTGCGATATGGTTTTAAGGGCTTTAAAGGTTTGAGTTTACCTTTTTGTCCTTTCATGATACCCATGCTGTCAAGTGTTTTCTCTGTCCATATTTGAAACTCCCATCCTCTATCCTTTGCATATTTATTTGCAGCCTCCCACTTATTCATATTTTTTACATATGTCATTGCCTCACCAATATATTTTTTACTTTTATTTGGATTTTTGGGTGGTTCTGTTTCCTTGGATGGTTTTATTTCAACTAAAATTGTTTTACCATCATTAAATGTAATTTTTAAATCAACATAATATCTGTGGTATCGTTTATCAATATCCCAATAATATGGTACCACTGTTTCTTCTGATGACCAATATTTTACATCAGGATTGCGATCGCACCATAAAAAGCACAGTTTTTCCCAATGTGAACGATATGTCACTTTATCAGGATCGCCTCTATACTTGCTAAGACTCTTTGGTTTATACTTTCCAGAATATGCCATTTTTCCATATAAATAGAGATATAATTTACTAATTTTATTTATAGGAAATTGCTATGCCTGATCCGGGGTTAAAACAAGAAATAGCAGCACAAAAGGCCGGAAACGCGGCCACTGCAGCTGGTAGACAAAATATTGGTTCGGTTTTAAACAAAAATGCTTATTCAGGTAGATTAGAGGATTTAGATGCAGCAGTCGCGGATCAATTTCCTAATGGTCAAGGTTCACCTATATCATCACCACCTGCCATTTACAAATATCCTTTAGATGGACAGGCAGATTTTCCTGCCAGAATGATGTTTAAGGTAAAACAAGTTGATGCATATACCATTGATACAACAGAGGTGAAGGAATATTGGGACGTACCTCTTGCTGTTACAGCCTCACAAAAACTTACAGATTCCTTAACTTCACAGGATTTAAATGAGCCAAGATTGCAAGCAAGAGATGGTGGCAATCCAGGTGGAACTACTAATGCCATAGATCCAGGATTAAAACAAGCACTTGCAGATAAACAAAAAGAATCAAATGATGGATCCTTAACCACTGATGGTACGGCTGGTGTTAAAACAAGAAGTGTAAGTTCCTCTCCTATAATATCATTATATATGCCACAATCTCTTGTTGTTAATGATGACATAATGTATAATCAAGTTGATTTAGGACCAGGTGGACTTACAGCGCTTGCCGGATTAAATGCAGGTCAAAATCTTTTAGGTGCCATCGGTCGTGGAGTATCCGAAGGACTTGAAAGTATCTTTAATTTGGCATCAGGTCAAATTTCTGGTACGGCCGCACAAGTTGCAGCTGCAAGAATATCACAAAGAATACCTTCAGTAGGATTAAGGGCAGCTGCAGCAACTGCATTACAAACTGGTGTAAACCCAGGTACAAGAATATTATTTGATAGACCAAATATTAGACAATTTACCTTTCAATTTAGATTTATTCCAACATCTGCAGCAGAAGCATCACAAGTTGAAAAAATTATTAAAACATTTAGAGAGGAAATGTATCCAGAAGAATTAAGTATAATTAATAATGTTCCCGCGGGATATAGATTTCCAAATCTTTTTGAAGTTGACTTTCAGTTTTTAAATTCAAAAGCAAGATTTCCTAAAATGCAATTATCTTATTTACGTAGTTGTCAAGTAACCTATAATCCAAACAGCATGACATTTCATGCTGATGGCCACCCAACGGAAATTGATATGACATTAATATTCCAAGAGTATCGGGCACTTGCAAAACAAGATATTCAGAAAGGTTACTAATGTTATTTTTTAAAGATTTTCCACGTACAGCATATGTGTTTGGTGATAATGAAGTACAAGGTGGTGAACAAGTTACATATGAAATTTTCCAAGATATATCGCGATACTCAGATGTATTGGATGTTATAAAGGATAATGTAAGTTTTTACCGTAAATATAATATTCAAGAAAATGATCGACCAGATCAACTATCCTATAAGTTGTATGGTACGCCTGAATATCATTGGACTTTTTACTTGATGAATGATCATCTTAGGTCCCGTGGTTGGCCTCTTACATTAAAACAACTTGAAGATAAAGTAAAAACAGATTTTCCACATTTTGTTATAAGAACAAAAACTCCATTTGCTGCAGAAGGTATTATGTTAGTGGGACAAACTGCATCTGGTAGTACCTCTGGGGCAAGAGGAGAAATATTAAAACGAAATTTAGATTTAGGACAAATTACAATTGCATCACAAAAAGCATTTACTGCAGGTGAAATAGTAACAAATGTTGCATTTGGTTTGGATGCATCCGGGTTGATCACAGCACATTCAACTATGCAAGAACACTTATCTGCTCATCATTATGAAGATGCCGATGGTAATTATGTTGATATTGATCCTAGTCAAGATGCTCCATCAATTTATACAGAAATAACTCAATATGATAGATATGTAAGAAAAAATAATGAATTAAAAGATATAAGGGTCGTAAAACCAGATCTTATTGGCGAAGTAACATCAGCATTTTTCCAAGCAATTAGAAATTAATTATGGCACAAACCAAAACAAAAAAAGGTTACATACTTGAGTCCGTAATCATTAATTCATCTCGGATGATAGATCCAGTTGATATTGTTGGTTTGGTTACAGATATAGAAGTATTTGAACATATTGATTTACCTTATACTACAGGCCAAATAGCATTTATTGATACATTTAGACTCTATGATAGAATTGATTTTCAAGGTGCAGAAACTTGTACGGTACGATTTAAGGAAACACTATCATCCAAAGCAGTTGAACACAATTTTATAATTGATAAAATTATTTCAAATAAAAAGGCAAATGAACAATCCGATTTAATTATGGTACACCTTGTTGAGGATATACTTTTTAAATCAAATACAAAAAATGTAAATAAAGCCTATAATGGAAGACCAGATGGTATCATTAAAACCATAGCATCAGAATGGTTGAATAAGGAAGTTGAAGAAATATTTTCAGACGTTTATCAAAAACAGATAAAGGTTATTATACCAAATATGACTCCTATCGATGCAATGATATGGCTTAAAAATAGAGGTACCACATCTGAAGGTTACCCTACATATCTTTTTTCATCATTTACACTAAACAGATTTATATATGCAGACCTAAAAACCATGATTGAAAAACAACCTATTAATATAAGGGCACCTTTCATTTATGGACCTAGTATGCACGACCTAGAGGCAAATTTACAACAAAGATATGTTCCAATTAAAGAATATGCATTAGAAGAAAATGATGATCTTTATAATTTAATAGCAGATGGGTTAATATCTGCAGATCATCATTTTTTAAATACGCATACATTTAAGGACATGAAAAACACATTTAATATACACACCGATGCATTAGATGATTTTTTAGATACCAAAATTAGAAATCAAGTTATAACACTTGCAGATAATTTTAAAATTGATGATGTTGAATTACAAAACCTAAAATCACGACGTATCACTCAAATATCTGAATCAGGTGCATATGATGATGGTACAAACCGTTTTGTATCGTATGATGAAGATACCAAGGATGGCCATAAAAAGAAAATTGTTTCTATGGCTCTTAAAAAGCTTTTATTAAAAACTCCAATTACGATTAGAATTGATGGAACTGGATTTACTAATCCTGATGGACACTATACCACCGGTAATGTAGTTAGAATTTTATTTTCTGCAAACAGACCTAATTCACTTGGAGATATAAAACTTGATCTTAAAAAATCAGGTGATTATTTAATATATGGAGCAAAACATGCATTTGGTGATTCGAGATACCAAATTCATTTAAAATGTGTAAAACTTACAAATTACACTGATGATAATCCGTTAAAGGTAATAGCATGATACCAAGATCATATAAAGATTATTACGGAGATGAAACACGTTGGTTTGTTGGTGTTGTTAAGGACATCAATGATCCAGTTGAACTTGGTAGAGTTAAGGTTAGAATATTCGGAATACACTCCGAAAATGTAGAGGATATATCCGATGGTGATTTACCATGGGCCCAAGTTGCAGTACCTATTACTGAGGGTGGTAGTTCGGGTATAGGCACAAATACTGGTATTAAACCACAAGCACAAGTGTATGGTATTTTTCTGGATGGTAAGGCTTCACAATTACCTCTTGTACTTGGTTCGATACCAAAATTTGAACGAATACCAGATATAGATTTAACTACATCAAGTTCAGTACCTGATCAAGTACAAAGGCCATCACTTACTGGTTCTCCTCATGACTTTACAAATCCTGATTTTAAAAATGCAGATGAAACATTTTTGGTAGGATCTACAAATGTGGAAAAGGCATTTAATTTTTTCATTACACCAGAAGGTGGTTCATTTACACCAGCACAAGCTTGTGGTATTATAGGAAATTTTTGGGTGGAATCATTTGCAAACCGTATTGGTGACTTGGATGTAAAGGCACAATCTGCACCGCCTGAAAGGTCATTTGGTATTGCACAATGGAACTCAAGTTCAAATGCAGGATTTAGATATCAAAATCTTGTGGAATTTGCAGCAAAGAAAAATCTTGCATGGGATACATTATATCCACAATTATTATTTACCATACATGAATTATATGAATCAAAAACATATTATCGTTTAAATGATTTAAAAAGAGCAACTTCACCAGAGGCAGCTGCAATTATATTTGAGGACAGATTTGAAAATCCTGCAGAAAAGGGACAAGTGGAAAGACAAAAAGTTGCAAGAGATTTGTTTAGGGTAATGGCATAATGGAAGAAATATTTAAAGCCGCAAGAACGGCCATGCGCAACCAGATGGCACAAACTCAAGAGGCCAGTGAACTGGATAAGGAAGGTTTGGCCTTGGCTGAAAAGATGATGGAAAATGCATTTAAAAAAGATGCAACAATATCTGAAGATATGGGGCAAGAGGTATTAGGGTATATTTCAAAAGCAGCAAGCACGAAAAAAAGAGGTGCAAGTTCCAAACCCGATCCTACACCTGCATTATCTGGACCAAATGCTGGTAAGGGTAATACACAAACTCCTGAAAATAAATCTGCACTTGATATACTTACTGGCCATACATCCAAGGCATCCAATGTTATTAAAAAGGTATTGGTACCAGGAAATATGGAAGGTATACGAAAAGCAAATCAAGATGGATTCCAACTTTCAGAATCAGAAATTAATGCAAAATTTAAACAGGCAGCTGATCAGGCAAAAATTACTGCAGAAGATCCAGCAGTAAAGGAAAAATTTAGACAACTTGGTATACCAGAAGAAACATTTACAAGTTTGACTGGTCAGCTTACATCTGGTATTGCAAATATAGCATCTGGTAATCCTGGTGCTGCAATTGTAAG